TACCAATAGAAGGTTGACCTGTAATTGTTATTGCTGTTCCGTCTAAAGCATCAGACAATGTTGCTGCCATCTTGAGTTGGTTACTAGCAAGACCATTAGCAAGTGTAGGTGCGATAGCAAAGTAAGTTGTATTTGCTACAAGAGGAGGAGGTAGTGTACCATCAACTTCTAACAACTGTACTTCTGTACCTACAGGAATCTTAGTATCGTATGGGAAGTTAAGTGTACTATTAGATTGTAGTGGAACGAATGAGTGTGTAATTCTTGCTTGTACAGCAGGAGTAGATGAGTAACCTTTACCTGGATTTGCTACTGTAACTGCCTGAATAACTTCGTTGTCAATAATAGCATCCATAACTGCACCGCTTCCACCTCCACCAATAAGTTCGATTGTTGGTTTGGTAACGAATGATCCCCCACCGTTTGTAACAGTGAAGAAGTCAACAATTTGAGTTCGTGTGAGCTGTAGATTATAGTTTGTATTAACGCTTGGTTTGAGTGTTCTATCATGACTGTAGTTGTACGTGATATTATCTCCACCAAGACCAATGATCTTACCTAGGTCACTAGACTTGAGTAATATGGAAGCACCATTACCTGTACCCTGCTTGATCGTAATGATAGGAGGATTCTGGAATCTAGTTCCCGCGTTCTCAATAACAACGTGACTTACAGTTTCATCTATGACCTCTGCTCTTAAAACAGCTCCTATACCTGTACCACCAGATATAAGGACATCAGGAGCAGACAAGAAACCAGAACCAGAGTTAGATACAATTACAGCATCTATGGAGGCATCTATAGTTGTAGAAGTAACTGCTTTACGTACGAAGTCGAGTGAGTCAACCCTAAGAACAAAGTCATCAGCTGAACTACCACCAGTAATATCCTCACCACGAACTGTGATAAGGTCACCTAGTGAATAGTTTGCTCCACCTGATAGTACAGTAGCACTTTGTACGTCATTAGTAGACGCATTGATGATGATCTGTATTGATACGCCCTGTCCACCTGTAGGTGCTACAGATTCTTGTGATACAGTGTATGTACCTGGCGTGAAACTAGCAGATGTATTCTGACTATTAACACTAAGAGTAAGTACACCACCGTAGAATGGATCATCAATAAAGATTTCTGGGGCAGTACGGTAATTACTACCTCCATCACCATTTATAGCTATATTACTTATAGTTCCTATCTCAGGACCTGATGAAGGAACGATAGCAGCAACGTTTGCTTGCTCACCAGATACTGCTGTTATAGATGCTTGGTTTGATCCTGCGAATAACTTATTAGTATTAGCATTACCAACAGTAAACATGATGAAACCACGAGTAGTAGCACCTACTAAGTTGTTACGTAGAGGTTGTACTCTCAGTGTAGATGTATTTGGGTTCCAGCTGATTACTTTACCTCTAGCAGTGTCACCGTCTAGAATAGTCTTAGATATAACTATATCACCTTTGTTGAAGTCACCGAATATATTGTCTAATGTCAAATCTACAAAATCAGGCATTGAGCAGATAACAGATGGTGGGTTGGCACCGTTATAACCTATACCCGCATCAATAACAGCTACGTCTTCTAGTTTACCTGAGATAGTGGCAAATGCTGTAGCACCACCACCTGATCTTTCCACACCAGTAAACTGAGGTAGAGTAGCATAGTTTCTACCAGGATCACCAATATTAACAGAAGCAATACCACCTGAAGGGAATATGGAGTCAGTAGAGTATGAAATTTGATTAGCAGATGTGTAATTGTTTTCTGGTTCTCTTGCTAATATAAACTCAATCGTAGTTACAGTAGGAACTGCTGATACTGTATTTGCTCCTAAGAACGGATCATTAACAACACTTAGATAACTACCAGCTACATTACCATTGATATCAAAATAGAATAATGTGCCAGGTACGTCATTAAGTGAGATGGTAACAGAGTTTTGTTGTCCTGTAACTGGGTCATTCTCTGCTCCAACAATATTCTTATATGTGAATACATTTGTATTCTCTTTATCAAACGTAAACTCTAGTCTTCTATCAGCATTAGATGAATCAGTAGTATCAAATTTATAAAGATGTCCGTTAATAAGATCTAATTTAGGTTCTTTACAGTAAACTTCGGTTGATGTAGGAATAGCAGTGTCAGTGATGATGCCTACTGCTTTCTTAAACTGGAATCTCCTTCCTGTGCTTATACTTGTAACTGTATGAGTTCCATCGTAGTCTGATGGATTAGTTCCTGTAATTACAACCTCATCACCTATTGATAACTGATGGGCAGCACTACCTCTAACAGTAAATTCTTGATTGATAGAGTTGGGTGTAAGATAAAATCCATTAACACCACCAATATCATTGTTAGTAACTGGGTCTAACTGCTCATTGTTGTAATATCCCTTTCCTTCTTTAGTAAGAGTGACAGATGACACCTCACCACTATTATTAACAACTATAGTAAACTCAGCACCCTCACCTGATGGAGCTGATGTATTGATAAGAGGCACTCTAGTATATGTACCAGGTGTTCCACCACTACCAGGCATGAATGTCCAAAGGTTCTGAACTAATCCACCAGTCTTTTTAACATTACCAATATCTACAGAGAAGTTCTGACCCGCACCGCCAATATTTGATATATTAGCAGTCAATACGTCACCATCAGTGTAACCCTTACCTTGTCCTTGTATAGAGACTGATGTAACCGTATTTCCACTTACAGTAATATTAGCAGAAGCATTTTGTCCTGTACCGCCAATTAAAGGTACATTTGAGTAATTACCATCTGAGAGTCCTGTACCGCCAGTTATGCTAATATTAGCTTGTATAATTCTACCAGGCGAACTAATGAAGAAATTAGTTACATCAAAATATTTAAAGTGATATTTGTCGTTTATAATCTTTACATTAAGTTCACGAGTGTATTCATTGTCACCAATCGCAATATCTACACTATCTCCTAATTTTACGTAATGAGCAGATCCTGTAGTGATAGTTCCTGTTATTATGTCTGTAGTCGAGTTTACACCATAAGATATGGCATTTGTGCTTGATCCAGAGATTTTAGAGACTCTAGCAGATATACCGCTTCCTCCAGTTCCTGTTTCATCAAATATGAGTCTATCGTTTACTTTATAGTTAAATCCCGCACCTTCAATTAGATATTGGTCTAATCCGCTTGAGAAGTATCTGTTTGTCGCAGATACGAATAATGAGTCGACAGAACCACCTCTTACGCTTGGGAAGAAGGAATAGTAACCAATACCGACATCGACGAAACCAATAAAGGATTCATCGTCTTCTAGAACAATAGGAGTAGTTGAATCCTCCAAAGCAAGGAAATACTCAATAGGATTACCTCTATCCTTTCTTCTCACTAATGCTGTGTCTGTAGCAACATATGGTCGTTTATATCGAGATGCGTCTTCTGTAAAGTTCCTTTGGAGTCCATTTCCCTTCCAGTTGATATCATCTGCTTCAGAATAGAAATTAGGACCTACAAAGTAAGGAAACTTGGGATTTCCAGTAGTTCCGTCTAATGTACAGAAATATGCGTATACTCCTAATGGATATTCGGGTGTTACGCAGAATCGACCATTATATTGATCTAAGTCGCCTAATCCCTCAACATATTCGTAATCTTCGATATATGTTCCCATTTTATCAATATCTGCCAAATCATTACCAACTAACGCATCTCTTTGCTGTCTGATGCGATATGAGCTGATCATTTGCTTCAACTCGTTATATGGGTTCTTATTCTCTCTATCTGTATATCCGTAAGGTCCGTAAATGGGATGTCCGTCAAATGACCATCCTATGATTGGGGAATGCCTTGTTGGGTTTAATTCTGCGTATGTTTGGTCACTTACGTTATCTCCAAGTAAGAAACGCATTTTCTTTGGATTATAAAGGTATCCATACTCTCCACCGTAAATTCCGAAGTTAGCCCCCTTCATAGAGATGCCATTGTTCGTATCCGCAACTTTAGGTGCCACAAACAGTGGATCTCCAACTTCATCCGCACTAGCAGCTAAGTTCTTGGTCAATATGGGTAATTCAACTTGGAATGTAGCTCCAGAGCCAGGATACACAATATCAACAGTTGTTTTACCTGAAGTATAACCTATACCGCCATTTGTCACGGTAATGTTAGTAACTTGCTGCGTACCAGAGTTTATGCTCGCAAAAGCAACCGCACCGACTCCATCTCCGTTAATAACGACATCAGGAGCACCATAGTAGTTACTACCACCAAATGTCAAGATAATAGATACGATTCTACCGTTTACAATAGATGGGTAAGCAACAGCACCAGATCCAGACACTAGAGTGATATTTGGTCTTTCATTATAGTTTGTACCATTGTTTGTGATTGTTATACCCTCAGCTTCCAATCCACCACGAACAACCGCTGTAGCAGACGCACCTTCTCCTCCACCACCAGATATAACCACTGTAGGTACAGATTCATATCCTTCGCCAGGTGCGGAGACAGATATAGCAGTTATCACTCCTGCGGTGATTGTAGCAGTCGCTGATGCCTCAACTGTAGGATTACCACCCACAATACCCACTGTAGGAGCTGATGTGTAATTAGATCCACCATTATCTACGTTTACCGCAAATAGTGAACCAGATACGCTTACAGTTGCTTCAGCAGAGATTCCCTCGAACTCCCAGAGGCAAGCTCCGTCTTGTACAGGGTCTGTACCTGTATGTGTAGGTTCTTGTCCTATTTCTGCGGTTTTACCGCTTCCTAAGTTTCTATATCTGTATCCTAGACTATTTCTAATTCTTTGGTTGAGGAAGTACGATGTATCTCTTGTATGGAGTGGTTCAAACTCTACAATCGGTGGATTCGTGATATCGTAACCAGATCCCGCATTTATTACGGATATTGACTTTACACCACCAAATAATTTTGTATCATTCGATTTGTAAGAGAAAAACGGTACACCGTTTACACCAATACCAACTTGACCCACAGGAGTGGCAGTTTTGTTGGATTTGGTGATTGTAGTAAGAGGAATGCGTTTTAGATACCTCTGGTTGCCAGGATCTAGGTCATCAGCGTGGAAAGGTCCTATTTCATGACCAGGCACACCTGGTGACGCTACAATGGCATGTTCAGCAGATCTATAGACATTTTGTACGTCAGATGGTGTATCTCGTAATCCTAGACGTATAGATGTGTCAGATGAAGACGATTTCGCATATTCACGTGTAACTAAGAATCCTACGTCTACTCCACGGATAGGAGTGCTAGGAATCAAGATACTAAAGGTATTATTGTTACTTACACCTCTTACATTGAATGATGAGTTGTATATGTCCTCTGGTGCGTTCAATATGACTACTTCATCATCTCTTTTCAATCCATGCTCTTGTTCAGTCGTAATATTCGCTACAACGCTGCCATCGTTCAATGGAACGTCTAAAACTATAGAAGTTCCGTTCAATAACTTCTTGACGTTGTATATAAAGCTCTCATAGATGGGATCTAGTGAATCAAAGCCTGGTTCTGACGGTGTGGTGACTTTTGAGTCTTGTAGGTAATATTTACCGCCACTTACGATGTCTATTCCTCTAGTACCACCAAATACTCTTAAACTGATCCTAGATCCATCTACATTACTCTCTCCGTAGATAGCATAAGAAGATATGACTTCAGATCCCGCAATATGGGGTGCTGCTACTGTATCTTGTCTCGCACGAGTACATCCTAGGAACTGGGTGACTGTTTTGTCCGTATAGTTGATAATTTCATCATCTATACGAATAGCTCCGTTTATTTCTGGCCATCCGATAGTAGAGTCAACTGTTATGACACTTTCCGACAAATTGGAGCTTATATCTTCACCAAGGAGCGTTTTATACGGAGTTGTGAAACTTCCTTCGCCATTTTCCGTGTCTACATCCAATTCATAGATCTTTCCGTCTTCGGTAAACACCTCAACTACGGATTTTACGTATATACGTGCGGAATTTACATTTGTGTCGTTTGGATCGTTCTCTTGGTATAATACTTCACCTGTAAGTTCTACAGGGTTTCCGCTTATCGCTGTAGCACGAATAATCTCCCTTACAGTGTAAAATGCGTCACTAGGTTTGAATATTCTGTCTTTAGGGTACTCAATAACTGACTCTACACCGAAGAGCACTCTCATCAAGTATTTGAATGACCTTGATGTACCTTTAGAAGCATAAAAGTCCTTAAGACGTTTAGTAACTGTTGATTGTTGTATCCCATCAGCAAACTTGCTTGGGAAAGACTCGGCAAACTGATCTCTAAACCTCTGTAGCAAGAATAGAGGTAAAAGGTTGTTCAGGTTGATTACTGTAGACCCAAAGTTGTGGTAAGCAGCTACAGAGGAGGTAAAGGTGTACTCTGATAGTGTACCTACCTTAGTAGTAGCATGAAAACCTCTAACACAATCTCTAAACTGTGTTTGGGACTTACTCTTATAGTATATGATCTCTTCGTCTATCATTAAGAGACCTTCTTTTGGAAAATCTCTAGTATTACCTACGTCTATGACTGTAGCATCAGTTGCGATCCCAGAGGACGCTGTAGTCGACTCTACGAGGTCGTTTAGACGGTCTATGTTATAATATTCATCTATGTTCTGTATTATATCAACTGGGTTACCTTTCAACTCCAGTGCTTGATAGTAATATTTGACAAATTGAATAAAGTCAGGATAATCCTCCTTGATAAACTGAGGTATTTGCTCCTCTAGTCTACCTGATACTTTAGTTCTTGATTCTGGCGAAACAGAAGCATCAATCGGGTCAACTGTAACCTCAGTTTGAGGTGTGACCCACGACGCAACTCTCCACGACGATTGTTCAGCGGGCATTACTAACTATAGCTCGATTCTGGTACTACACCTGTTCCAGAGGTATTGGATCCACTGGAAATCTCATCATCTATTACATTTACCACTAGATTATCTATACCTAGTGTCAGATAGGTTTCTCTGAGTGAAACTAAATCATTAGATTCTGGATTTACGGAGAATTGTATAATATTGTCAGTAGAGTTAACCACTTCAGTGATAATAAGGTCGTTGATAGTAACTTCTCCTGCGGTATAGTCAATTACACCCCAGTTACCACCAATATACTGTTTTGAACCATCCGTGTTCACATAATAAAGACGAATAGTTCCTAATCCGTCATCATCCAAATAAAATACTTGGTTTCCACCATCAGCACGTTTAAAACCATTAGTTTCAAGTGTTGCCATACTTACATCTGCGTTTATTCTGTTTCCGAAGCAAATTTTGTAATTAAATCTCTGATTAAGAGAGATAGTTACGTTTTTACGCATTTTCACCTTTGTGATGTTAGATGTGATGCTTGGTTCCGCATCATCAATCACTTTTTGAATTTTAGAGTACTTAAACTTACCGCCAAATTTGTTAAACTCAGCAGAAGCGTTTAAAGTCTCCATTGTTCTGTAGACAATCTGTTTTATCTCTTCTTGTGACCTTCTAGTTTTGTTTGGGTTAAAATAAACGTAAGAAACTAAGTCAATAAACAAAACAGATGGATCCATGATCTTTGGTTCCACTGCACCTACTGAATATGAACGTATTTTCTTCTGTACCGCATCTTTTTCAGATATAGACAGACGATCTGCGTTTTTAGGTTTGATTACGACAATGACTTTACCGTATTCTGGTGGATCTGCCTCTTCACCACCAAAAGCAACAATAGATTGAACGTTAGGATAGATCTGAGGGATAATTGCCTCGTAATCCTTAGTAGTTACTGCTCTACCGAAGCTAGAATAGAACTTAGGGGCAGAATACTTGATTGAATCAATAGTTTCTGGTTGAGCACCACCATCAGGAGGCACAGTTAAGGTTAAACTGATACCAGAAGTGATTGGAGCGTTACGAGAGTCCTTTACAGTACCCGCAAACGAGAATCCAGTCAATCCATTAGGCTCTGCTCCTATAGAAGTGGGGTATGTGACTTCTATTACGTCTCCATTGATCAATGCTTCACCTAAAACACCGTCACCAAAGACTATCTCTGGTTTTTTGGTCTCAGACTCCTCTAAGAAGAAGACTTTACTAATATTGCTTACACCTGTTATGTCTGTTGCTTCAAGATATGCATCAGTGATAGTTCCACGTGTTACTTCTACACTCATAGCAGAAGTATCGGCATTCAAGTTGCCTAGTATGAACCTTTGTCTTTCTGATTCTGTTTTTACGAAAGTATCAGTGATGAATATTCCTTCAAATGCTTCTACACTTGTGAATGTTGCTTTACCATCAAGAGTATTGACAGATACGATCATATCTTTGGGTATGGAGAAGATAAAGTTCTTTCCACCATCTCCTGTAAAGGATGCGAACACTCCTTTGTTGATTTGTACTGATTCTGGATATCCTCTACCATTAGCCCCTGTGCCATATACCGTCTGTACGACCACTTTAAACGTCGCACGGGCACTTCTAGCACTCCTTGGGGTATATCCTATCAGTTTAGCTAACTTTACTACGTTTTCCCTTAGAACTGCAGTGTCTAAGTAGTTTTCGTTGATTGCTAGGTTAGCATTAACTGCAGAGTAGTAAGTATTGTAAGCAAGTATGTCTAATAACGTCGACAGAGATGATCCTTCAAAGTCGTAATCGCTAAATTCAGACTGTCCCCTTAAATATGCTTTTAGTTGTGCTTTTATCTCGCCAAATTCTAGCGAGTTGACTTGGGTTAGTGCCATTACCTCTTCAGTATAACTTCTAAGTTGTCAATCACATTAGGTAGACCTGTGATTAGGTAATATATCTCAACTTGTAGATCGTTATCTCTTTCGTTGAACTCAGTCTTCACTCTATAGCACACCACACGTGGTTCGTATAGGTTAATGATGTTTTTTATCTGATCTTCAATTAAAGCAGAATCTCCACCAATGTAATTCTCGAATAGGGCACCAGTTATGTTGCCACCATAATTCGGCAAGAATGGTTTCTCATAAAAGTTGTATCGAACTATGTTCTTTACAGACTCCTTGATCGCATTCTCGTTCTTTAGAGTATTAACGTCTTTTGTGATTGGATTTCTTCTAAATGATAGATCAAAATCCTTAAACGCACGACTGGGTAGAGCACCCGAACTTGTCATATAACAATGTATATTGCCTCAATGTTTATTTAGACACGTTTTCAAAGGGTTTTCGTTTCTTTCCTTGTCTATCACTACGAGGATCGGTAATTAAGTACCTACAATACTCATTTCCATGGTCGTAGAAGTGATCTGACATGTCTACGGGTATATTTGCGTTTCTTTTTCCGTCTACAATTCTATTTGCCTTGGCCACGATACTTTTTCTTTGCTTTGTTTCTTGATGTAGCAGAGTATATGCTATGTTGCCCTTTACCCTGTCTTGTTTTCTTTGGTTTCGATTCAATACTGTTTCCAGTGTTCCATGTTACTGCCATAATTTTATCCTGCGAATACGTTTGGTGATCCTGCTGCGACTGATGTACATGTCGCGTCTCCTACTCTACCACATCCTTTA